GCGTAGATGGAAGAGAACAGGCGAAACATCAAGGAAAGGTCACAACAGGTTTATCCCATGTTAAAACATCCCATATCAAACGTGAAGTGGGTTCCATTGGAGAAAGTCGTTGCCAACGATTACAATCCGAACAGCGTTCCCAAGAGAGAGTTGAAGCTTCTTTACATCTCCATATTGCACGATGGATATACGCAGCCGGTCGTCACGGTATACAATAAAGAGCAAGATCAGTATGTCATAGTTGACGGGTTTCATCGGTACTTGATCCCCAAGATGTTTCCTGATATTTATGGGAGCACAGGCGGAAAGCTTCCAGTGGTTGTTATCGAAAAAGACATCAATGATAGAATGGCTTCTACGGTCCGCCACAACAGGGCCAGAGGGAAACATTCAGTTGAAGGGATGAGCAACCTTGTATTCAATATGCTGGACAACGGCTGGACAGATGAGGAAGTCTGTAACCAGTTGGGAATGGAAGCTGAAGAGATCGTTCGGTTGAAATACGTCACAGGTTTTGCGAAACTTTTTGAGAATGCGGAATATTCAAAAGCATGGAAAACGAAACGACAATTGAAGATTGAGAGAGAATACAATGAAAATTAAATTTGGGCTTTTGACAATCGCAGGGCGTGAGAAATATTACGTTGACACTCTCGAATCATTGAGCAAGTCTGGCATTGAACCGGAAAGGATAGATGGAACGATGATTCCAATACAGTCTCATTTTTTAGCATGGAAGAAACTGTTTAGAGAGATGCCAGATTATGTTGTGAAGTTTGAAGATGACATAGTGACAGGACTTGGACTTGGTGACACGATAAGACAAATTCTAAAAGATGTCAAGCCGTCGTTTTTAACGCTGTATTCAAACCGTGCTAAAATAATAAACCATGATCCGGGCGTTTTTGAATTCCATTCAAATGATTTTCTCCATGAGCAAGGTGTTGCAATGTCATGGATAACCTATCTCCAATATGTCGATTGGATGGAGAATTTGAGATTTATGAAACCCCACAAAGAATCGAATTACAACAAATGTCATGACGTCATTTTAAGGTCTTTTTTCAAGGAATATAATATCAAAACATTTGCGACTTCACCGTCACTGATACAGCATATAGGAATAGAATCCGCACACGGGCATCCTTGGAAGATTGCCGGAATCCCAAGACAATCAAGAAATTTCATTGGAGAATCAACTAATATATATAAATATTACATGGAGCACATGAGATGAAAAATAAATTTCCATACCACTCCGCTTTAAAACGGGTTGGAGATTTACCAATAGATGAATCACTTAACCGATTTGTGCAAGGCAACAATCAGGTTTTCACATACGACATGACAAATGAAATCCCTCAGAGTTTTTTTGAAGCAGACATGATATATGCGGAACTGGCTTGGAAAGCCGGATTTAAAAAATATATGGACAAGGTTGACAAGCTTGGCAATTTTGAATTTTATGTGCGGAGCGTTGAGAAGATTATTACAACATTGAAAATTGCGGCATATCTTATAATAGGGAAACACCATTTGAAGATCCTAAATCCTCACCGGATCAGACCGATAAAGCAACATGATTACAATGCGATCCTTGCCAGTTATTATACAGACTACAGACCGATAGGAAAAACAAACTATGACGTCATGGACGAGATCTGCAAACTTGATTTTACAACTATATTAAATTTCAATTGTGGATATGGGAACATAGTCCGATACGCTTTGGCCCACAGTAAAAATTTTATCTGTTCGGACATCAATCCACATTGCGTGTACTTCGTTGCCAAATCATATATGGGGTATCAAGATGAAAAAAATGGAAGTAATATACAAGAACATCTCAGAGATCAAACCATACTGGAAAAATCCGAGAGACCATAAACAAACAGTCAAGGCCCTTAAATTATCCATTTCTGAGAATGGCTTTGTCATTCCTATTCTCATTGACAACAAGAACGTGATTGTGGCAGGACACGGACGCCTAAAAGCCGCAATGAATTTAAACTATAAACAGATCCCCTGTGTGGTCTTTCAAGGTACTGCGAAGAAAGCTCGAGAGTATCGAATCCTTGACAACAAGATTCAAGAGTTGACGACATGGGATGAGCCAATGCTTATCTCAGAAATAAAGGCGTGGGAAGAAAACGAAACCTTAACTCAATTGATGGATATGTTGGGACTTTCCGACATGATGAAATCCGTTGACGAGGCAATCGAAAGCGTTACAACAACAGTCGAGGAAATCCAGAAAGCCCAAGAACAAGAGGGAACCAGATTTGTAACAACTCAAAATCTTGAAAGCGTCATGTGTCCAGAATGCGGTCATGAATTTTTTATAGAGAAGCAAAAGGAAAAGTTACGAGAAAACAGCGAAAAAACAGCGAGAAAACAGCGACACACGGGCAACAGCGGAAAGGATCGATAATAACACCCGAATTCAGTCCTATCTCAACGCCAGAGCTATTTTAAATGCGATTTAATATAAAGATATACGGAAAATTGAAGGGCCTCAGAGCGGCTCTCAGGGGCTTTTAGAGACTATGGCAAATTCTCAGAATTTAATCGGTCACGGGTTCGATGAGCATCCCGAGAGAATCAATAAAAAGGGAAGGCCTCGCAAGACGATAAATCAGTTGGCGGCCCTTGTTAAAGAAGAGTTTGATTTGGATCTCGCCAAAGATGACAAGTACCAACTCTGTGAGTGGATGCTGGAGAAGTCGATTAAACAGATCAAGAAGATTGTGGCAGATGAGGCGTCACCGGCGTTTCTTGTTTCTATAGGAATGGCGATCCTTGCAGACATCAAGGCCGGTCGGACGTCTACAGTGGAGATGGTATTCGACAGAGTATTTGGCAGACCGAATCAGGCCCTACAGGTTGAGGGAGGTCAGCCGGTTACTATCACTGAGGTGATTATCGAGGTTCCAAAGGTTGACTGAAGATTTTTTCCACCGGATTAAAGACGGCCCGAATAAGGGGCTTTGGGGATACAGACTACACAACGGACAGGCTCTTGCATGGGGGTCTGATAAACGATATATATTTGTTCTCGCAGGGACTCAATCTGGCAAGACGGTATTTGGCCCGATCTGGATGGACAGGGAAATCAAGAGACGGGGAGCAGGTGAATACTTAGTTGTTTCTCCAACCTATACTCTTCAGAAGATGAAGGTGGTTCCAGAGTATGTCAGATTTTTCGAACGCATTCAAAAGGTTGGTGTATACAGAATCAGTGATAGAACTATTTATGGAGAGATGAAAGGCGAATATACGGGTTTACGGTTTACGATTTATTTTGCGTCCGCAGACAATCCCGAGTCCCTTGAGTCTGCTACTGCCAAAGCCGCACACCTTGACGAAGTTGGACAGAACTCCTTCAGGCTTGCAGCATGGGAAGCGATCCAAAGACGTCTCTCAATCCATAGGGGCCGTGTCCTTGCCACAACAACCATCTATAATCTTGGATGGATGAAATCGGAGATTTATAACCGATGGAGAAATGGCGATCAAGACATAGCGGTTATACAATTCAGTTCCATCATGAATCCAGCGTTCCCGAAAGAAGAGTATTATCGGATGAAGAAGATAATGCCACGTTGGAAATTCAAGATGTTTTACGATGGACAGTACGACCGTCCTGCAGGAATGATATATGACAACTTCGATGAAGATCTTTGTTGGATTAATCCGATTGAAATCCCGCAAGATTGGCCCGTCCGTGTGGCACATGATTTTGGGCCGGTTAACCTTGTGGCGTTATGGTATGCAGAACAGAAATTCAAAGAGGGGAAATCCAATTACTATTTGTACCGATCTTATCACAAAGGGAATCGAACGATTGAGAATCATGCAAGGTATTTTAAGAAAGTATCAAAGTATGAGAATATCATTGCAAGAGTTGGCGGATCTGGAAGTGAAGAGCAGTGGAGAACGGAATTCAAGAAACACGGCTGGCCCATTGCCAAGCCAAAAACAAATGACGTGGAGATTGGGATTAACGGGATATACACCCTTCATGCTGACAACCGGATCTATGCGTTCAACACCCTTAAAGAATACCACGATGAGAAAATGTCATATTCCAGAAAGTTAGACAAGAACGGACAAATCACAGATGAGATTGAAGATAAGAACAGTTTCCACCACATGGACGCTGAGAGATATTTTGGAACGCTTGTCGTTAAACCGTCAGGATTGAGAATCCGTGAATTTAATATGTAAAGGAGCGACATATGGAAGCTGTAAAATTTAAAGGCCACAACACCATCTATGCAAAGAACCAACCGCAATATCATCAACTTCCAGCGTTGGTCGATAAAGGCCAGATCCTATCTTGTTGGGAAATGGGATGGAAGGAACGGCTCAACGCCTTGCTGTTCGGCAAGATTTGGCTTTGCATATTAGGAAACACACAGCCGCCGGTCTGGATGGTTGCCAGCAAAAATGAAGTCCAATTCGAGGAAGGGAGCGACACATGACAGATGCGGAGCGGCATCAAAGGATATACGATCTTGTACCAGAGATGGAATGTAAGGAAGGATGCACAGACTGTTGCGGCCCTGTCCCGTTGAGCAATTGGGAGAGAGACCGGATTGGAGCAAAAAACAATTTGATCTATCATCCTGTCAAACTGGAATGCCCTTACATCAAAGACGGGCAATGCTCAGTATATGAGAAGCGGCCTTTCCTGTGTCGGCTTTTCGGAACTGTTGACACGATGCGGTTGCGCTGTCCACACGGCAGGAAACCGGACAAGCCCCTGACAGAACAACAAGGAATGGAACTAATACGGGAATATACAAGGATCGTCAAGGAACAGAAAATGGAGGAACTGGTCGATGGCAAAAGGGATTAAAATCGAAAACATCATTTTGAAAGTCGGATCGACACAAATCAAAATGACAGTGGAGGAAGCTCGAGAGCTACAGGACGCATTGAACAGGACCTTCAAAACCAGTGAGTCAACAAAGGTTGACCCTGTGATTATTCCTATTCCAAATTATCCAAGATACGACCAATGGTATCCAACGTGGACAAGTGGCAATTCCTCAATTTCGTTTTCAACAGTTCGTAATTTCGATCTGCCAGATGGGACTTAATATGATCGACTACATCGAAGCACAGAAAACAGTGGACGCCGCTATCCGGTGCGAAGCGGCTTTCCAGAGATTAAACGAAACTCTCAGACGTCTTGGGAGAACAACTGAAGAATTGGGAGAAGCTATAGAGAAATCTGGACCAAAAGAAATTGGAGGAGAGAGTGCGAACGCTTCTTGACACCTTAATCGTTTCAATCGGCGGATTCTTTTTCTGGTCTGCTGTTATCGTTATATACGGTGGGATTTTGAAAGTCTTTGAACACATAAGACTGACGAATAAATCAATGGAACTCATGATGGATTATGAGGAAAAACAACGCCGGAACAAAATGGTCAAAAGGGCAACTAAGAAAGCAAGGTTCAGCGATTTCGTTTTCTCACGGCCTGAATTCTGGAACAGGATATTTAAAGAGATAGGCTCCAATTGAAAAGCATCGTTCTGCAATCTTATGAAGTGACAGATGGAGAGAAAGGCCCGAAACAAAAGGTTGTCATAAAGTCGGACAACCCTTCAGGATTTTTTGGGACCGTCACGTTGAAGTATGTCAGTGGGAAACTAACCCACGTTGAGAAAGCCATTGAGAGCGTACACATTGAAAAGGAAGGTGGAGCATGATTACAAGAAGAGAGATGTTTAAAGCCCTCATTGCGGCAATTGCAGTACCAGCCGTTATGACAGGGAAACAACCTGAGCCGGATCTCGGGGAACAGCTCAGAGAGATACCGGAACCAATTCACGGCCTTGTCGGTGCAGAGGTTCCGAGAGATTCGAATCCGGTTGTCATTCTGAACATGGAAAATTTCAAGAGTCTCGAGTTGAGGGTTGGAAGAGACATGGGATTCCATTGGGGTTGGATTCTGTCTGAAGGCGACAATTATACTATGGACGGAGATTTTATTGAACCTCCAAAGCCAAGACCCGTTTCACTGTTGAGAATCGAAGGTGAAGGGGATCTGACAGATGAGACGCTCAAGAGCATCGAGGGGGACATCTTTGGGATGAAGTTCACATTTCATTTAGTTGATAACGGCTGTCAATATTTTTTCAACTGCCATATTGTCAAAACAGTATTAAACCTTGAAGAGGGGTACATGGTAGGGTTCACTGGAGCATTAATCTAAAAAGGAGCGAAGTATGGACGAGCATGAATTCAAATTCGAATTAGGGGATGACGTTCAAGATGTCATTTCTGGTTATAAAGGCAAGGTGGTAGCCAGAACTCAACGACTGTATGATTCGAACTATTATCATGTGGTACGGTTTAGAGACGTGAGGATCTCGCAAGTGTCAATTCCTGAAGAAAAACCACGGGTATTTGTCGAAGACCAACTATCCCCTGTTGAAAAGGGATCTGAAAAAAATTCTTGACAAACTGAAAACAATTTGGTATAATTACTTAACCCAAACGGTAACTGCAAGAGCAGAGCCAGATGAGGAAATTTCCTTATCTGGCTTTTTTATTATGGACAGACGCTATCCAAATCGAATGATAACAACTCACACACACAGAGGGAATCCGCCTCTTCATGAAAAGCTTATATGTGGAAAGTGCGGATATGTAGAGCGGAACGGATTGAAGCAGTTTACCTGTCCATCTTGTGGATCGTTAGATTGGAGGAAAGATGACGCCACTGTTTAATTACGGAATTGGCTTTCTGTTTTTGTTATATGTTGCATGGTCTGCATACACGGTTATTTTATACATGGCATGGGACGAAAAAAACATCCCGAAAAAAGTTGAGAAAAGACGTTACTATATATACTATCACGGACACTGGACAGTCAGAGTTTTGACGATTTGTTTTATCTCGGGGATGGTAGTCATTTTCGTTATTTGGCTTTTGAACAATTTAAATTTAAGGGGTTACTGATTGGGACTCCATGAACAGATAATGAAAGCGAACGGCGTTATATCAGAACAGGGTGAAGGTGCAGTTCTGCACGATCCGCTTTACTCGCCATCAGTTCCATCTATATCAGGTACAACTCAATATCTCCAAACATACGAACAGGTCAACTGGGTTTACGCTTGTGCAAAAGTCAAGGGGATGAATCTCGCTCAGCTTCCTTTGAAGATCTACACAGGAATTGAAGACGAGAAGGTAGAGATCACCTCCAATCCGGCCTTTGACGTGTGGAAGAAACCAAGCCCGTTCCACTCTCGTCAGAACTTTTGGATGGCAGCCTATGGCTATCTCGATATGGCAGGTGAGAATTTCATTTATCTTATGCGAGATAGTGAGAACCAGCCGCCTCGGGGGATGATACAACTTCGGCCTGATCGGATAGAAATAGTTGCGGATAAAAAGGAATATATCAAGGGGTATATATACAGGATCGGTGGACAGGACATCCCGTTCCAGCCGTGGGAGATCTATTATGTAAGATACTTCAATCCGGTGGACGACTATCGAGGATTAAGTCCAATACGGGCCTTTGCCAATGATATTATCCTCGAGTTGAATTCTGTCCATTGGGCCAAAGACTTCTTCAAGTCAGGTGCGAAACCAAGTGGACTATTAAAAACACCAGACACCCTTGACGAAGTGGCTTTCAAACGGCTTGAGAAACAATTCAGGGACAAGTACACGGGCGCAGACAGCAAGGCCCAAGGAATTATTATCTTAGAGGGAGAGTCAGACTTCACTCCTTTCAGCATGAACCCGAGAGATGCAGAGTTTCTTAAACAGCGGGAGTTCTCAAAAGATGCCATTATGTCCGCACTTGGCGTTCCGCCTATTATGATAATGGATCTCAAAAAGTCCTCAGTCCTACAGAACACAGAAGTCCAGAGACGTTTGTTCTGGACGGAAACTCTTAGACCGATGTACAAGATGTATGAAGAGTTAATCAACACGGATCTCATGCCACTTTTTGGCGTTGACGGTGCATATGTCGAATTTGACGTGTCAAAAATAGAGGCCCTTAAAGAAGATCGCAATGAGAAGGCAAAACGGTACTTTGAAGGGTTCAAATCAGGGGGTGTTACACCAAACGACATTGTGGTTGACGTCTTTGGCAAAGAGGCGATAGATGATCCCCTGATGAATTCATATTTCCTTCCAATAAATCAGATTCCAGTGGCTCAATCCAAAAAAGCGATCAATGCAAAACCAGCGAAACGGAGTATCCAGATCGAAGGAATTGACGTCACTAAAATTGTACAGGCAAAATTCAAAGAGTTGGATGAGAAGGAAATCCGACAAGCACTTTGGAGATCGATCATCGTCAAGGCGGATGTGATCGAGACCGGAATGAAGTACGCAATTCAGAAGCTCTTCAGAGAACAACGTGAAGTTATTCTCGAGTGGTGGGACAATCAGGATATTTACACGGAAACGAAACAATTGGAAGGGCAACTGGATTTTTTCGATGAAGAGTTTTGGATTAAGACGTTCAATGAAACGGCCCTTCCTTATATAACAGAGGCCGTCACACAGGGTGGTAATCATGCGCTCGAGTCGCTGGATCTTATCGATGAAGTATTTAACATCCAAGATCCTGCTGTCCAACAGCATATAGCAGATCGACTTGATCTATTTGGAACAAGTGTCAACGGGACAACCCGAGACGCTATCGCAGAAACAGTCGCAAATGGAATGAACAACAACGAATCTATCGCTGACATCAAACAACGCCTTGAACACGTGTTCGATGTTGCGGAGAGATCACGGGCCGGAACGATTGCACGAACAGAGGCCACCGGTGGATTTAATTTCGGGAACCTCGAAGGAATGATTCAGTCGAAACTTGTCGAGAAACATGAATGGTTAACAGTACAGGATGAAGTCGTCAGGGAATCACACATGCTCGATGGTGTTCAAGTTATGTTGGGTGAGCCGTTCCCTGTCGGTGCTGACTATCAAGGATGGACGTCAACTTATCCTTGCGATTACAACGAAAGGTGTGTCACTATACCAGTGAGAATCAACCCGTTATAAGGCCGATAAGGTCGAAACAAAACAAGGGCTTTTAAAATGGATTTAAAACCAGATGTTCAGAAAAACGATGTTCGCAGAATCATCGCTGACAAAGTAAAAGCGAACGACAATGGAACGATCCGATTCACTCTGATCTCAAAGACGGTGGACAGTTATGGAGAAGTCGTACTCCCAAAGGGATCGGTTCTTGACCGGATAAAAACAAACCCGATTTGGCTATGGTCTCACAACCTTGAAGATTGGGGCGGTCTGATTCGTCCACCTATCGGCAAAATGATTGTTGATTCTATCGAGATCACTGAGGAAGTCTTTGACGTTGATGTAGAGTTCGATGAGGACAACGATCCGTTCGCAAAGATGATCGCTGAGAAACATCGTGACGGATACTTAAATGCAAGCTCCGTTGGGTTTCGACCCATTACGATCTCAACTGACACGGTCCTGCCAAAACAGACCGGCGTCACCCATGAGAAGTATTTGGTTCTTGAGGGATCGAGTGTACCTATCCCTGCAAATCCTGAAGCACTGGATCACAAGGGATGGGGATCGTTCCTTGAAGCGTGTTCCAAATATGGATTCGGGATCGAGAGTTTCAGGAAGTGTATGAATGAAGCGCATTATCCAGAGAATGTGATAAAAGATTTTCTGGACACGAAGGAACATTTCAATGGTACGGATCTCGACACAAAGAAATATGTCATCGAGGATGAGACGGCAGTTCAGGAAATTAACGACTCAATAAAAACGATTGCTAACACAACTGTTGAATTTTCAGAGGCCGTTAAGGCCAGCAACATAGTATTAACCGATGAGCAACAGACATCGATTCAAGAAGCCATTGAAGGCTTGGTACAATTAACAGACATCAAAGCCGAAGTGCAGGAAGGTGAGGAAGTGGATCTCGTCAAGCAAGTCCTTGAGGATGAGCGATTCGCAGAGTCCATAAAGGAAATTGCTTCAGACTGCATTGCCAAAATGTTTGAAGTCGAACCGGGTAAGCTCGAGGAAAAAGAGGATTCTGAAGAGTCCCAAAAGTTGTCCGATGAAGAAATGGAAAGCGTGTTCACCGAAATTGTCAATAATGAAGCACAGGAAGGATAGCAAATGCCTGACGAAGAAACCAAAACCCAAGACGCACAAAAGAAGCTTGTCGCTCAGATGGTTGAGAAGGTCACTGAAGGTGTGACAGCTGAAATGAAAGAACAGCTAACCAAAATGGGCAATGATATTGCCAAGCTTGGCCGTCAAGTAGAAGATATAAAGGCCGGTGCTGTCACAATTGAAAAACAGAAAGAAGATGAGGTGGTCGAGGTTGACACCAAAATCTTAAACAAGGCACTTTTCGAGGGCCGAAACATGGGCGAGGGGACAACTCTCAACTCTCTGTTGAAGATGTGGTCTATTGAAACGACCGGACGCACGGATAATATGGGCGTTCGCAAAGCCTTGTATATGCCACGTACCGATTTCGATTACACCCGCAGAATATACAAGCGTGACAAATCTTATGATGGTTTTGAAGACATCATGGATCTTAACGATATGTGCTACTTTGCCGGTCTCGCAATCAGTCATCAGCGTGGCGAACCTTTCCAGAATATTGTCCGGTCGCTGGACACGTGGAAGCTTTTGAATCATGAGATCCAAGCCAATTCGGATCTTTCAAAGGCGTTGGACACAACTCAGAACAGTGAGTTTATTCCTACACAGTTCAGCGCACGTCTGATGGATGACGTCCGCCTTGCCCTTAAAGTGGCGGCCCTGTTCCCGAGAATCCCGTTGCCACGTTCCCCGTTCACGAATCCCGTGATGGGAACACGCCAGATCTGCTATCTCGTTGGAGAGGCAACAAGCGATTCAAACACAAAGATCCCAACAGTAGATCCTGCCTCTCGCAACGTGACATGGACAGCGATTAAATTCGCAGTTCGAAATCTCTTCAGTGACGAGTTTGCTGAAGATTCTATTATCCCTGTCATGCCGTGGGTACGTTCCGAGTTGGTACAGGCCCTTGCAGACGGTGAGGAAGATGCAAAGCTTAATGGCGATGCAACGGACACGACACATGTTCACAGTGACGTGACCGCTTCTAATGACCGGCGCAAAGCCTATGACGGTTTGCTGTACCATTCCGGTCAATCATCCGGTTATGCGGCGGTTGACATCTCGACTCTCAGCACGACCAATCTGCGTTCCATCCGAAAGAAAATGGGACGCTTTGGCGCAGATCCGACACGTCTCGCATGGATCGCTTCGATCTCTGCATACATTCAAATGTTGGGTCTAAGCGAAGTCCAGACCGTTGACAAATACGGTGCTGGCGCAACAATCCTGTCAGGTGAGTTGGGCAAGTTTGACGGTGCGCCGTTGATCGTGTCTGAATTCATGCGTCAGGATCTCAATGCAAGCGGCGTCTATGATGGAGCTACAACCACAAAGACGGGTGTACTGCTTGCCCACACTCCAAGTTTTGTAAGTGGTGATGTCGGATCAGCCAAGGCGGAATCTGATCGTGACATTGAAACAGGCCAGACAATCGTTGTAACATCACGGCGTCAGGACTTCCAGCAGATACATAATCCTGGAGCCAGTGAAGAGACGGTTGGATTTGGATACAATCTGGCATCATAAAATCACCAAACGTTCGAAGGCCCCCAAACGGGAACGAGTCGAACCAACGTGAAAGGAAAAAATATGGACATGCACAATGCAAAACTCAGCCGTCCGGCAGTAAATCTCGCACTCGCAGAGAACTTGGGTGGCATGGTAGATCCCGACAACTCTCAAGGTTATGGCGATGCCATTGAACTCTTGATGAAGATGGTCGGTCTCAATACCATTATCCAAGTGAATGATTGCGAGACGTCTGGCGACTGGACAGAAAGCGACAACGGCACGTTTGACTATGCAGTTGGCGCAACCGGCAAACGTGTTGGGACAAACTGTCTCAAGTTAACCACGACAGCCGCAACAGATGGATCTCAGTACGTTGAGACAAAGCTTATCGATGAATCCGCCTATGTCGGTAAGAACACAGACACAGCACAGGTGCAGGACTGGCGTGACACCGATTTCATCGGTTTCTGGAAACACTCTGCCGACTCTGCACATTTCGGAACAGACGGTGAGCTGAAGTTCGCTCTCGTCAATGACGGAACCGTGTCTGCTCTTCAGAGTATTGACGGATCTGCCGCAACGGAACACCACTGGTGTCAGATTGACATTTCAAGTCTGGATCGTGACAAGGTCTCTGCTATTCGTTTCTACGGAAACAACAGCAACACTTCTGAGAATACTTATATCGATGACATCATCCGGTACAAGTATCAATTCAACGGTGGGCCTTTGTACGGTTGCGGACTGCCGATCAAATCTGGAACCACGCTGAGCGAGAACCACTGGAGCCAATGGACGATTGACGGCGTGATCGCTTCTAACACAGGTGCGAATGTCGCTGACCTTGGTCCGTGTTATCTCGGATCTTCCAGCAAAACGGGAACAGCCAAACGTGCTGTATGGGCTTATTTCCCAATGCGGTTTATCTTTTTGGTTCAGGCCAATGCGGCAACGGTCGCTGGCGAAGGACTGGAATGGGCCGCTAATGGACTCGCCGCAGGCGTTTCCACAGGCGTTGAAGAGGAAGGTTGGGCCAAAGGCTTAGAAGCCGCTGGCGAACAGTACGATCATATTTTCGCAATGTTTGACACGGGTGGACGCTTCATAAGTTAAGCTCCTCTCTCTCTAAGGCGCAGGGTGGGGACGCTCCGCCCCACCCTGTTTTTTAAGGAGCCTGAAATTGAAAACAATTATACTTTATTAATATAACGTGGAGGCTAAAATGCCCGAGAAAAATTTTCAAGCCATTGCGGAACTTATCCGCAAAGAATGTCCGAGACATGAATGTTCATTTCGCCCCGCCAACAATGACGTTGGGATTGTGTGTTTCGGGTGCAGTTGGTTTCGGAAACGGAACGTTGATTATTCATTACTTGTAAGCACAACCGACTCTGCCAGAACGGAAAGGCTTGTATTTGTTGGCAGTGGCGTAAAGAAGTCATACACCGGTGACGGGATCGATGCTCAACAGGGTCAAGTCGTTGCCGTGTCAGCACAGAAAAAGGCTCAACTTCTTGGGGACTTCCCGGATGAGTGGAAGGAAGTCAATGAGGTGAAGAAGCCTGAACCGAAGGGGACTAAAAAATCAGGTGGCAAGAAAAAGGGTTCCAAGAAGAACACAAAAAAGGCCACTGGTAAAAAATAGTCTCAAAAATAAAGGCCGCAATAATGTTTAAGAAGAAAACTGCGAAACAGTCCGGCAAGAAAACCGGAAAGAAAAAACAGAAAGAGGCCGCAAGGGACGTCATTCAATTGAACGAGAATGGCAACGTCAACTTACAACTCATTGGAACGGCCTATATTGGTGATGGGATAGACGCCAAAAAGAATGAAGTGGTCGAGGTGAATCCCGAAAAGGCCAAACAACTGCTTGGCGATTTCCCTGATATGTGGAGAGCAACAGACAAGCCGGTGACGGTATTTGAACCGGAAATAAATTCGCACGGGAAACAGCAACCGCCAGCAAAATCATTGAGGTGAATCATGAAAAAGATCGTTGCTATTCTAACGATGCTCATTCTGGCATCGAACGCTTTTGCACAGGCTCCGCCTGTTAGTTCCAACAATGTCATGTACATTGCGAACGGGACTTTTGACTTGACCGGATCTACAGAAACAACATTGTACATCGTGTTCCATCCCCCTGAAGGGGCCGGTGGGATTCGAAGTATATCCGTGTCAACAACGCTTCCAAGTTTCAATGACAACATCACACCCTATGGTAATCTAAGGGAATTTGAATCTTGGGGTGACGTTGGAATATCGGTTATCGCTGACTCCATTACGGCGGACAAATGGGATCCAGATTCGGTCTATTCTTTTATAAAGCCGTTGTTTCCAGACCATTCGAAAGAAGCTTGGAAGGTGTCAACGAACGACTCGACATTTATCAATTTCACGGACATATTTCCACAATGCGTAAGCACACTGGCAGATGGTTATTCAGCCGCCTTAACTCACGGTGAAGGATATACGGCCTCTCTATCAAATGAGACGTGGCCCTTCAGAGGGATAGCGTGGACAGTCGGTCATGTGAGTGACGTTGCCAGCGCAGACATGCGGTTTTACTATACCATAACATATTGAGGCCAGTCATGAAAAAGATTTTTTGGTCGATTGTTATACTCCTTGTAATCGCATCGAATACGGTTGCAGGTGTACGGTTTGGTGGCGGTTACAGGGCTTCCAGACTCTTTGAAGGTCTGACGACAATCTCCGCAGACAGTGGCAATTTCAGAATTGTTGTGACAGACACGCTGAATGCCACAAAGACCACAACCGATTCCCTGATAGTGAACCTCTATTATAAACAGATCGAAATCGGACTTGTGGATTCATCTACAGTTTGGATAATGACAGGAAGTCTTGATTCGCTGTACATCAACAACGGGGAACTTGGGAAAGCTCTTGCACTGATAGAAGATGGAGGTGGACTCCCAACGTACAGATTTTCCGTTGACACTTCAGGATATATAACAACAGCAGGAAACATTCAATTCACTGGATCCGGCACGTCTTATTTGTTTCTGTCAGGAACGGCAGATCAGAGTGTTGGCATCTCATCCTCATCGGTCTATTTTAATTCCAGAGGCAATTTAACTCTGTCAGTTGATACCAATGGCGATGACGCAACATCTGGTGTATACTTTACAGGGAACGCTGCAAATGGGGCTGGCGATACAACTATGACCGTATTACATTCTGGCCTTGTAGGGATCGGCAAAACAGATCCAGTTGATAAATTTGTTATATTGCCAAGTGCTGGCTCTGGATTTGTTGTTCGAGAAAGTGATGACGGAAACAATGCTATCAAGGGCTACGCTGGTACAGCAGGTGGGACAATTGACATAAATACAGGAGGGACTCCCGTATTTCGTTTTTCAGCAACAGACACGTCATATATTAACAATGCGAAACCATTTGGTATCGGTACGACAAATCCACAAACAGAATTGGAAATCTCAGACGGGGCAGTAACCAGACTTGATTTAGTATCCGATAATGACGCAAATAATGGGGATACCGATGTCGCAATCCGCATGTTTATCGATGGGCCTTCCGGTACAGGAACACAAAAAGCTAATTTTACCTATGACCAAGGACTTGATATTGTATCGATAAATTATGGGACTCTTGACGGGTATGATCTAAATATCAACAACTCTGGCAATATTGGTATTGGAACGACAACCCCGGCAGGAGTTCTACACATCCAACCGGATTCATCAAGCAGTCACACTTACATGTTTATGATCGAGGACACAACCGGACAAGCAGCAGGTGATATTGACACGGCTTTGGTTGTTATGCCTGATGGAAAAGTGGGTATTGGCACAACTACACCAAACTATCAGCTTGAACTCAGGGGTGCGGAGCCTGTTATCTCGTTGGTTGAAAATGATCTTGGAAGCAATGACTATCGATTGAGGATTGCAGCTGGCAAATTGGTATTTACAGAAACAGGGCAAGGTGACCGCATGGTAATTGACCAAAATGGCAACGTTGGTATTGGCACAACCACTCCAGCCCACACTCTATCAATCGCAAAATCAGACGCTGAATTCTTAATCACCGATACTGCATATAACACACAGATTGACAGTGAGGGAGAAGCAGAGGATACGAGTGCGATTTATGCAGAGTTTAGCTCTGGAAACCCATATTTATACCTTGTTGATGCCGATGGAAAATCTGTGTCACTTGCAAACAATCTTGGGTTTTTTGACGTCGATCCTCACAGTAGTTTAGGTATGAGAGTATGGTGCGCAAGCATAGGAGAAAGCCTAAGTGAAAGTGGTTTGCAATTACGAAATGCGTTGGCAGCTACAGCAGGAATAAACCAGAACACACCGGGACTAAATCTTCATGGCCGTGTTTGGGACACAGGCGAAAGCGCATCCGATCATTTTGATTACTTGATTCAGGGTATCGCAGTAGATGGCAATCCATCTTCCGGCTATTTGGGTTTTTATCCATCCATAGACGAGTCTGCCTACTCTGCCACGCCTGCAATGGCAATTCATACAAGTGGCAACGTTGGCTTTGGCACAACCACACCAGCCGGAATTTTGCACATTCAACCCGACAGTTCAGCCAGCCATACGTATATGCTGATGGTCGAGGACACAGTAGGTCAGGCAGCCGGAGATATTGATACGGCTTTTGTAGTTTTAGCGAATGGGAATGTTGGAATCGGCAAGACGGTTCCTCTACAGCCCCTGCATGTTGATGGAAACATCCGAACAGATGAAAACTATTTGCTTGGAGGCGTTACAATATTGTCTAAATCCGGCACAAATCCAAACTATTCGGTTACTATGGCAGGCTCTAATTCTATCAATGATGTTCGAATCAATACTGATGGAGCGACTGCAATATTTATTGATAGCGTACAACACCTTGGACTTGGCACATTAACTCCGAGTGAAATGCTAACAATCCAGCCACCGACCGCAGGGGACGTGCTTACAATAATGGAAAGTGATTCTGGCAATGCCACTTTTCAGATCGCAGCTTATGCAGCGAATACAATTGTAAAGGGGCTAAATAACAATTCTATCAATGCAGGATTTCGATTCGCCAGTGCCGACGATGGATGGTATAATGGTGGGAATTTTGGTATCGGTACAGCCGATCCAGACCATCCATTGCATGTAGTAAGCGGATCTAATTATCAGTTGTGTTTGACGTACACTAATTTGGATGATTCGCTGAAAATTGGGAGTGATGCATCTGGCAATGGCGAGTATTTGTCAAGCAGTGGCGTTCATATATTATACGGTCGGATAAGGACTGGCAACGGATCTGAGGCAAATGCAGCATATACGTTTAACAGCGACAATAATACTGGTATGTATAGAGCTGGAGGAGACAGCCTCGGTTTTTCAACCGCTGGAACCAATGCCATTTTAATCGATGAAAATCAAGATTCGTATTTTGCTGGACTCGCAACTTTTGCCGGGGCAAATTTAACGGATAATAAAAATCTGCTTTTTGGCAATGGAAACGATTTCTCTATATCCTATGATGAGGCAACAGATGATCGGTTGGAAATCAAAGATTCAGATTCTAATTTGTTAGCATATGTTACAGACCAAGGCACTACAGCAGATTGGGACATAAATGGCGATTTGGATTATTCTGACAATACCTATGCGATAACAGCATTTAAAGATTCTGCCTATGTGCTGGATATTACAAATAAGGATCAATGGCAACATTTAACAAATGACGACAGCACACTGTTTGAATCAAAAGTGACCCCGATGCAAAACGCATCATATGATAAAGATCGTATAATTGTTAACAAGAATGGTGTATATAACGTTGATTATAAAGTCACTGTATCAACTGGGAACAACAAGCAGTTTAAGACCACGATTGCATTAAATGATACAACAACACCATGTGCTTGCAATATGTTTGAATCTTTGACTGATCCTTTGTCTGTTGCAGCTATCGGAATGGTATCAATTACAGACGCTCCAGACACATTAATTCCGTACATCAAAAACGTGGACGATGTTACAGATCCTACAATTTATTGTGGTGTTCTTCGAATAAACAGAATCAGTCCGCTTTAAGGAGACGACATAATGAAGCATCTGGTTTTACTTATATTCCTTGCAGTCTCAGCTTTTTCGGCTGAGTACGTTGTTGAATCCGTTGACGGTTTTGAAATTAACGGCGTGAAGTATTTTGGAACAGAGGATGAACCGGCAGTGATCGTTTACCAAGTTTCAAACATGAACGCCAAGTCGATCAAAGAAATTATGGAGTTGTATCTTCAGGCCACCCAAGGAAATGTTACCGGTTATATTGTTGACGAATCCTTCAAGAACGAATTCAAGCTGAAGAAAAAGTCACAGAGATTTATGGGAAACATGAACAACAGGAAACACCTGCACAAATCTGACAAAGATGAAGAGATGGCCAAGAAAGATAAAGAGGTAAATTCACTCGATGAACCGATAGGATTCTGAAAATGAATACACGATACCTTACAAGTGTATCAGCATTCAAAGAAACACAGGATGAATCAGGAATAACGTCTGACGCTTTCTATCTTAATATATTAAAAAGGTCAAGCCGTGCCATTGAACACTATTGCAAGAGAGTTCTAAGGGCAAGGTCTGTCACAGAGTATCTGGACGGGAACGGAATGCAGAGTATTAATTTCAATGAGTGGCCCGTGATCGGAGAGACGTCTGACGTGGATCTGTATCTTGCATCGGATCTTAATCGAGACTTTGACAGTGACGAGAAATTCGAGGATGACGACTGGATGCTTGTCAACTCCGAGTCCCTTGCAATCCTGTTGTCCGATTCATCTCTTGGGAATATCTTCACAAAGGGACACCGAAATGTCAAAGCGGTTTATACGGCAGGGTATGACGAATTCAATGTGATAGAGAATGTAAACGACACAATCGATTTCACCGAAGGTGACAGTGCGCTTGCCGCAACGCTGACCGCAGACACATACACAGCAGATGAGCTTGCAACAGAGATCCAGCTGGAATTGGAAGCCGCAGGTGAAGGATCGTATACGGTTTTGTTCAATCCGCAGACGTCAAAATTCACGTTGACGAAATCCGCAGGAACATTTGAGATCCTTTGGTCTACAGGAACGAACGCCTCTCAAAATGCGGCGGATCTTCTTGGTTTCAATGACAGTGCAGATGACACCGGTGCGTTAACTTATACAGCTGACAACTCCCGTACAGGCGTTCCAGAGGATCTTGAACAAGCCTGTCTGTATTTAATGACGAGCATCTATGAGAACAGTGGAGAGGGTGAAGATCGATTCGGGAAAGTCTCAATCGAAACACGTGCGAATAGCGGTGGGACAACAACATACAAAACGGGCAAACTCCCTGAAGACGTTGTCGGACTTCTTGAGCCGTATCGAAGGATAAACATATGAGACTACAGCTCACACATAATATGAAGGATGAAGTCAAGGCTCTTGGACGTCTCGAAACAAAGACTCGAGAAACCGTTGAGAGCGCAATGCGGAAAGGGATGCACGCTGTTGCAATAATTTCCGCCAGCGAATATCTTCAAGGCCCGAGACCGAAACGGCTTGGGATAAAATCCGGTGATTTGATCCGAGCTATTATGGGTGGGTACAGTTTCAGTGAGAGAACATCCGGCATGAGCGCACCGATGGACAGGGGATCGAACGAATCCATTCGAGTAGTATTCAGATCCGGTGACAAGGTTGTTGGATTAATGGGAGTTGAAGAGTTTAAGCCGTTCGACTATCCGTATTTTTGGGAACAGGTCGGACGTGGCGGATCAGACAAGAGGCCGTTTTTAGGACCCGCAGGACGTCAGGCGAAAAGCCGTGGCGTTCTTGACAAGATCTTTCAGGACGCAATGGACACTTTGGAGCACGATTAATGTCATGGCAGATGTTTGGACAAGAGGCGAATATGCAGATGATTTTGACATGCCTGAAGAATTGGGATGGACTTTTGTGGCGATAACAAGC